GTTCGCAAATTAACACAGATAACGTTGATATTCTGAGTGTCAAAGTTATCTGTGTTAATTTGCGAACCCACAATTAAACTCGCGCGAATTTCATTCGCTTTATCGGATGCTAAATTGCTTATACTCATATTTAACGCTTTGCTTCTTTGTCTGTATATTATATATTTATTGTTTCTTTATATCACTTGTTAATTTTAAGACCACCTCATCAAAAGACCTAGCAGATAATTTGTTTTTTAGTTGTTTCATAACCTGATAATACTCATCGATAGGCAAATCTCTAAACATTACACGAACCAACCCATGACGACCACAAGTCGCAATATTAGAGCTCTCGCGCTGTAGTTTATGGTGGTTATAATGGACTTCACCCCCGTTTTCAGCGTGAGACAAAAGCAATTTAGTTAAAAATGGAAAGTGCATATTCCGCACTTTTTTAAAATCATCGTTTATAAAATTAAATTGCTGATCGGGTTTATAATTATACGAATCAAATAATTCAACTCTATCGCCAACTCTAAATAACGTTACCCAATGACCGCTATAAGGCTGTGATTCATATAACAGGTAAATTGTATCTACATCACCGAATAACTCATCTAAATTTTTATATTTGTGTATATCCTTATAGATTACTAATTTAGCAGGTACCGCGCTATTTTTTAGCATATCAGAGCCTGTAAGCGGATAGTCCATTGTGCTGTCAGCACACCCACTTTGTGTATTATCGCGGAGCGATAATACAATCAGGTTTGACTCACGAACCGTGAAATTATCTATTAAACAGACACAGTATTATATATATATTGTTTCTTTTTAACTTACGATAAACACTGTGTTAAAGTAAAACATGAATTTCACGAATTACGGCGGAGTACCACCCGAGGACGACCACGTTATTTTAGATGTATCACAGAAGTACAATAAATCAGAGGATGTACAAGGATACGGCGCGCCAATCAGCGTTAATCTTCAAAAAACGCAATCTATTATCGATAGTCCCCGTGATTATCATTTAGTAGTAGAGCGGTTCTCCATCCCCTCATCCACTATTCCCGCCTACGTGTATAACCCCGCAGAGCCTGGCACTGTTTCTTTATCATATGACGGCAGTACTGAAAGCGCGGATTTGGTATTCGTCCCATTCGGTCCGGTTACTGACCCTGCATCTGTACCGTTTAATAAGGGGTATCACGTCTACGGTATTCAAGACTATCTCGTAATGGTTAATAATGCACTTGAAACAGCCTTAATCGCACTTAAAGCATCTACGGCATTAAATCCTGCAGCAATCGCCCCGTATTTCAAATATAACCCTCAAACTGAACTAATCAGCCTATACGCAGAAGAGGCGTATTTCGATAGAACGCTACTAACGCCCGTTATTATCAGTGTTGATACTACTATTATTAATCAATTACCGTTTTTCGTAACAGACTACACACCCGCAACCCAAACTTATGAGTTCGCGCTTAATAAGTATGATCACATTACAGAAGTAGAGACAATCGCAACCGTGGATTATCTGGTTCAATCACAACAGGCTATCGGCGTGTTTGCGTTCAATCCCGTTCAGAAGGTCATTTTAATCTCCAATAGTATACCCGTTCGTAAGGCTTTTACGCAAATTAATAGCACTACAGGAAACGCATCCGAAAATAACAGTATCGCTATTCTTCAGGACTTTAAGATTAGTAGCGAATTAAACGCGTTGGGTCAGCGTAAAGGAATAACCTACATACCGCGAACAAAATTGCGATTAGACTTACTGGGCAACGTTCCACTTCGCAATATCGATGTTCAAGCGTACTGGTCAGATATCAACGATACACTATATCCTATTACGCTATTGCCGGGTCAGCAGTTCAACCTTAAACTCAGTTTTTCTCGTATCGGCGGTGGAATGTCTCGTTAGAATCAAAAAAAAAATAATTATTATCTTTTTTTTTATTAGTTTTCGTTTTGGTCTTCCATTAGTTTAATATGTTTTTTGGTTTTTCTGTGTCTGGTGATACCAACCCGACGCACAGACGCGCCGCATTCGCATATTACCTTTTCTCGTGCTTTCGCATTTATTGCTTCTTTGTTTGCTTCGCGATATTCGCGGTCTGTCGCATTTTTTGCTTCTTTGTTTGCTTCGCGCCATTCGCGCAGTTTCGCATTTATTTGTTCCCTGTTTGCTTCTCGATATTTGCGTTTTTGGGCTTTTACTTTTTCTTTATTTGCCTCGCGATACTCTTTATTAATAATCAACCGTCTAAGTTTTGGATCTGTTTCTTCAATATCGGCGCGATAAATGCATCTATTACGTGTTTGGTCATATCTATCTGCCCAGCGTAGATTATTAATATTATTATTAAGTGGATTGCGATCGATATGGTCAACCTCTAACTTACCCGCTGTCAATTCAATAAAAGCCATGGCGACTATCCGATGTAAACTAAATGTCCTTACATTTCCATTTGAAGATAAACCAACTTTTAGATATCCATTAGTGCCTAAATATGGCTTCAAAATCTTAACTTTTCCTTTTTGATAACTTCTAATATTTCCAATATTTGAAACTTCATACATATCAAAGTTTGCGATCGGACGCCATTCTTCGATTTGTTCTTCAGCCATACTTTTAATTTTTTTTCTATTTATATATTAATATATTTATTATTTCTAATTAAAAAAAATAATACTTAACACGTGTTTAATTATACTAATCTTTTTTGCTTAAACACGTGTTTAACATATATTTTAACCTATTGCTCCTTATAAATAGTCAAACGATTTAATCCACTGCTAGATCCAATACCTAAATCACCCCCAGAATTCTGAAAGGCAGCAATTCTAATACGATCACCAGCAACCATAAAATCACGGGCGCTAACATGCATGCGTTTAGCGTTAGGCGCTGTCGCACTATCTAACTCGTGCCCCTTATTAGAACCTTGAAGGTAGATAATTAGCACTCTTTCACCATTTGAATTAGCATTAAATGTAACTGTTGTTTCAACGCTGTAAATACCATCTTCTAAAACTATAAAATCGTACGCATTGTCTAACGGGTCTACAACATTGGCTTTAACAATTGCATCACCTAATACATTGCTTACCCCCCAAAAAGTTAGAGATTGAACGGCATTATTTGATAATGTTTGAGTACCCGTACTTCCACATTCCATAAAATTGTACGTAGGATTATTCACCTGAAGTGTATCTGTGGTAATCGAAACACAGTTTAAATTCTCATGCGAAGCCTCGGTATCACATTGCATGTTAGCGCATACTAAAGTATCGCATGCGACGGTAACTCCATTGCCAGTAGATGCAAGATTACTAATCGACATTGCCGCTTCGCTGCCTCACTACCTTCGATTTGCTATCGCAAATCTCAGTCGTTCGCTTATATGATTAACACGGTGTGCAGTATATTAATATATTAAATGTCTGTTTAACATAAAAAAATAATATTATGTTTGTATTATCGCGCAGCGATAATACATTAAATTTGTTAAACGAATCGTTTAACACGTGTTAATGATTAGTATCATATGGTCGGTCAGGCGGATTTTGCGTACGATATACAAACGTATCATACTCAGCCTGTTTTTTATGTGCGGCGCGTAAATACTGACCTTCGACCTTTTCAAAATCATCTGCGCGCGATTGCATCTCTGAATTTGTCGGCTCTACTCCCTGTGTATAAGAATACATACCATTGATATTCTGTTCGAATAAACACATTTTGAAGTTAAATAATTCATCTTCCCTACTTTTCTTACCCTCTTTAATCATTTGCTGATTACCAATGATTTGAGCCTTACTCATCTTTACAGTTTAACACTGTGTTAAACACGTGATTAAATGACTTAGACAATTAAAGCGTAATATATATATTAATAGGTAGTTCTTTGTTTAAAGTTAAATATAAAATAATGTCTCTGTTAGCATCTCCCGTAGATGTGAAGCCGATGAGGTCGGCGGCGACGCATCTTGACCAGGAAGTTGATTATTCGGCTTATATGGGTGGTAGCGAGACAACGTATAAAACGTCCCCTGCGTCGTCTTATTCGGCTTCTCAGGTGTCCTTTAACGTTAACCCGCCCTCTCCGCAAATTATCGTAGACCGTCACGTTATGATTAAGTGCCGCGTCCAGGTTGTGCTTCAGGGTACGCCCGATGCTGGGTCGCGACTTTTCCAGAGCGGATATGATGCTTTCCGTCAGTTTCCGTTAGCGTCTGTTATGTCTAATCTTCAGCTCGGGATTAACAATACCACGATTACTGAGGAATTAAGCGAGATTACGCACGAACAGCGACTCTGTGAAGAGGGACTCCGCGATCAGGCACTTTTCAGTGCGGCTCCGTGCTACCCGGATCAGTCGCAGGAATACGATCAACTCATCAACACCAACAGAAACCCGCTTTCGCAATATGGCGAAATGTCGCGCGGAACTCCATTCCGTGGCGGATTCAACGTTCGCGTTATCGCCGGTAATGCTGTAGATGAGACCACGGCAACGCTCGAGGCTGATATCACGGAACCTCTATTCATCTCTCCGCTTCTGTGGGGTAAGTATGAGAACAAGGGACTCTATGGTGTGCAAAACATGAACGTTGTTATTAACTGGCTTTCCGATCTCTCGCGCATGTGGAGTAGTGCTAACTCATCTAAGGTTGATACCGTGGCTGCGTCGTTCTCTGCACCGCCCGAACTTCTCTTTAAGTATATCACACCGAGTGCTGCAATGCAGTTGAACGACCTTAAGAGCCTTGATTATCACTTTGAGCGTACGGATGTTTACAAGTCGCAGTCTCTCGCTTTTACCGCCGGTCAGGAACAGCAGATGATTAGCCCGAACATCCAACTTAATGTTGTCCCTAAGTATCTTATGATTTTCGCTAAGGAGCAACAGAGCGACCGAACCTTTAACACTACGGATTCGTGGCTTTCGCTTGAGAGCCTCCGCGTTACGTTTGCTAACAACCCGTCTAACTTCGTAGGTGCTGATAAGCGAGAGTTGTATCAAATTTGCTGCAGAAACGGTTTAGATGTTTCGTATCCGTCGTGGTCTGGTGAAGATATGCAGTTCGTTAAGGGCGCAGATTCTGCGCCTGTTCAGGGTCGAGGTTCGGTGTTTATCTGTAAGATGAGTAAAGACCTTTCGTGGTCTGACCCGTCAATTTGCCCAGGAGTGCCCGGTACGTACAACCTCCAGGTGCAGGGGCAATTTACTAACCGTAAGGCGCGCGATGTTAACGCAGTGCTTTATGTATGCCCGATCTTTAGCGGTGTTCTCACTGTGGCGGGCAACCAGGCTATCCAGTCAAACGCCGTCCTTTCGCAGGAGGATGTGCTCCGTGCGCAGAAGAGCGCAAACGCTGGAGAATCCGCGCACGCATCAGAGGCTGAGGGTGGCTCTTTCTGGTCGGATGTGCTCGAATACGGGCGCAAATCGCTACCGTATGTTCGCGGCGCACGTAAGATCGGGCAGACGGTCACGTCGGCAATGCCCATGTCCCCCAGGCTCAGGCTGCTAAGGCTGCGTTAGACGTTGCGGAGTCCGTCGGTCTCGGTGGCGGTGTGCTCACTGGTGGTAGCGTCAGCGGTGGTAAGAAAATGAGCAAGGCGGAATTACGCAAAGCACTTGCTATGTAAGCAATATATAAAAATTAAAATAGTATTATTTTTTTTACGCATTAGATAATTAAAAATAAATAAATATAATATTAACACGTGTTAAAAATGCTTATTTTAGATTTATTCAGTGGTAGTCAAAGTGTTAAAAAAGTATGTGATGTTTTGGGATGGGATTATATAAGCGTAGATCTAAATAATAAATATGAGCCAACATATAACGTTGATATTCTGAAATGGAACTATCAAGCAGAAGACCTAAAGCCTGATCTTATATGGGCGTCCCCATGCTGTACAACATGGAGTATTGCTACCCATAAGCATAGAACACTAAAAGAAAACTTAGAACCAAAAACTGAAGCGGCGAGAAATGCTAATTTACT